ATCACTAAGGAGAAGAAAGGAACGAGTGCAGACATCAATGACGACGCCAGCAACATAAGTTTCGTTCATGTGCTTTTGTTGATTACCTTGATATTATAAGGTATTTCTGTTCGGGTGTCAACTTATGAAAAAATGAGAACCACCAATCCATTTTGACTGCTGCCACCAAATCCAGAAACATAATGCTCATCACCAGTATCTACAGCACCTCTACCCCCTGCTTGTCCATTCTGTCCATTTTGAGATACTGTATTAGTCCAAGAACCGTTGATAATTCCTGAACCACCTCCACCGCCACCACCAGAGCAGTCGCCGTTGTCACCACCGCCGCCACCGCCGCCATAATATCCAGATCCACCGCCACCACCACGTTTTCCTTGATATCCTCCAGATCCACCAGAATCTCCACCATTTCTAACATTAGAACCATTATTCCAAGAACTACCAGGACTAGTAGAATCTACACCCGAATCATATGATCCACCACTACCTCCACCACTTTGGCTAGCACCTCCACCACTTCTTGGAGCACCATTTCCACCTGTTCCTGGATGTCCAGATCCATTTCCTCCACCATATCCACCATTACTTGCCTGTCCAGCACCACCGCCACCACCAGCAACTAATATATTAGACCCGTACTTGACAGCAGAAAGACCTCCACCATCACCAGCACCAGAACCTGCCATACTAGGTGATCCAGAACCTGCACCAGAACCACCAACATACACAGTTACTGTACTTCCACCTGTAACTGGAATTGTTCCTTCAACGTGACCACCTGAACCACCACTGAAGTTTCCTGGATTAAGACCTGATCCAGAAGTAGGACACTCACCATTACCTGCACCACCAGCACCCCAGACCTTTGCTGTCATTGATGTTGAGACAGCAGGTATATTTACTGAATATGAGTCATTAGAACTAGATCCTCTATATTCAAAGGCAAAAATTCCTGCAAAGACAATTTTTGAATTTTGACCAGATTCTCCAGCATTTCCTCTATTTGGATTACTTTGACCAGATGAAAAACCACCTGTAAATCCATTGATTACAGAAGAATGAACATATCCTGAACCACCACCTCCACCAGAGGCAGAACGAGATCCTGAACCATCGTCATTACCGCCGCCGCCACCGCCGCCACCATAATATCCTCCACCGCCTCCACCGCCGCCAGCGTAGTTGGGGTGAGAACCAGTACCATTTCCACCTGTTCCCCCAGCAAGGGCACTACCAGGACTGCCACCGTGACCGCCTCCGCCGCCACCTCCTGACTGTGATGCACCCCCACCACCAGTGGATCCTCTTTGTGTATCTGGGGAATTGTCACCACTGGAACCTGATGGTCCACCACCGGCACCGCCATTGACAGAACCAGAACCTCCAACTGGATTTGCTCCACCACCACCACCGCCAGCAATTAGTCTTGCGTTGGATTGATTGATTGTTGATGATGAGAATATACCTGCTAATCCTCCACCATCACCAGAAGCACCATTGCCACTTCCACCCTCGTTTCCATGTACTCCACCACCATAATTTAAACGTATGTAAATAGCATCACCTTGAGATAAATCAAAGGTTCCATAAGAGTATCCACCCGTTCCACCACGAAGAGTTCCACCTTGACCCCAAAGAAATGCATTAAATTTTACATCTGTGGCAGCAGTATATGTGTATGAGGTTGATGTATTTGCATCAAATACAAGATTTCCATCACTACCAAAGTCATGGAACGTAGATCCACCTTGTCCATCATCAACATTACCAACACCGGTAGATTGTGAACCTTGAATATAAACAGATTGAGTTGTTTCAATTACTGCCGAAGTATGCGAAACTGCTCTAATATCAATAACAAATCCTTCTCCTCCTTCAATAACACCATCAGCAGCAACTGTTTTGGTGAAGGAACCACTATCATTGTTGATTGTAAATGTTCCCGTCAGAGAATTATCTGTAAAATCTGCTGCTGTTATTGTACCAAGATTACCCCTAACAGTATAATAAAGAACAGTGCCATCCGAATAACCGTCTGTGGTTACAGAAACTGTAATTTGTGTACCCTCAACTAAGTTTTTGGGGGCAATAGTGGATTGTATAGTTCTCTCTTTTGCTCCAAGAAAACCATATCCACCTGCATTAATAGATGATTGAGACCCAAATATTGGCATTATCCAAAACTACTCAAAGTTCCTAATACTGTATAATCTTTTTTATCGTTTCTAATAATTGCAAATGTGTATACATTAGTTGCACTTGCAAATCCAGATGTCGGTGATGTAGAATTAATCCACTTTACAGTGGTGTTAACATCATCAATTTTAAATCCAGATGTAGTTGGATTGGACATTACATAGGCACTTGACCCCATAGGCATCAAAATTGTTAAGACAATACTTCTACCAATAGGCAAGTAATCTCTTAATGGGACTGCTGGAGTTTTACCAACCTTTGCAGACCCGCTAATATTGATAGTAAAATTGGTTGGGCAATTTACTGTAAAATTAACTAAAGATCCTTCACTCAAGTTAATGTTTATTGAACCACTTTCATAATCTGTTCTTACAACTGTTTTTTCAAAAACATCTTTTATTGCAGCACCAGAATCTAAGTCTATTGCACCAAAAAACTTTGTGGGTGCAAAAAACTTTGTATCTGAAAGAAATTCTGCCTTAGCAAGAAATTTTGAATCAAAATTGAAATTTGTCATGATAGCGCACTAATTGCTTTACTAGCGACACTAACGGCTGCTGCTGCACCAGGTCCACCTGCTGCCATTGATGCTGCTCTTGCAATTCCCTCTGCAGCAAGACCTTTATATACCTGATTTAAGAAAGTCATTGCATTATCTTCGGTTGCAATACAATCTGGTCCATAAGAATGTGGTGCATCACAATATGCTTCTTTTGCTTTTAGATCAATTTTACTACCCGCATCCACTAAGAAGTTTTCACCACATTTAAATCTAATATTATTCTTTGCATCAAATATAATATTTTTTCCAGAAATTCTTACATCTCCATTTTCCATTGCGCTGATAACAACGCTACCTTTCATTCCAGTTATACAAACATCTACACTACCTTTTCCATTATTTTGACCACCAATAATTTCAATGGTTCTATCATTATAAAAGTGGTAAATACCACCCTGACACATTCCCATCAAAGAAACATCACCAGAATCGGTGTTTCCATATAAATCATAGACACTAGATCCATTAAATCCCATGTTGGGATTACAACTATCAATTCTAAAATTAGGACCTAATGATAGATATTGTCTTCTTTCGAAATTTGGAACTGCCATTGATCTACCTCCTACCGATATTTATTAGTAACCACCACCGGATCCACCGCCACCTGAACTTGGGGGTGGTGTTGGTGTAGGTGTTGGTGACGGTGGAGGATTAGATGTTTGTGTTGGTGGAGGAGTGGGTGTTGGTGTTGGTTGAGGAGTGGGTGTTGGTGTAGGTACGCTAGATGTAGTTGTTGTAGGTGTAGGTGTAGTAGTTTCAGTTGTAGTTTGAGATACTTGAGTTGTTGTACTTACAGTTACATTCCCAGCAAGACTTTCCGCTTGAGTATTGTAGATGTACTCGTGTGGGGTTGATACATGTGTAGCACCAACCATTTTTCTTCCAGTTTTTGGATGAATGTGGAATGGTCCATAATATGGTTCACCTTTAACATATCCAACAAGATCATCATCTTTAGAAATACAATCGATAACTTGTTTGACCTCACCTTGTGGAGCATCTGGTCTCTCAATAAGTCTAGGACGTAATACCGCACCAGAACCAGAAGCAGATGAAATAGTATATTCAACACTGTCTGTAACTGATGGAATAATAATTCCTTTTCCTACATCAGCACCAGAATTATCGGTTGATCCTACCTTAATTACTTTAGTAATTCTTCCACCATCATCAGTCTCAATTGTATATACATTATTGTTTGTATCTGTCACCTTATCATTATTTGGATCATATCCTGTACCAGGATCAACAATTAATGGACCATCAATATCATTGTCAATATAATCTTTTCCAGATGTATCTGTGCTAGGTGTATAGTCCACACCTTCAGATACTAGGTAAATATCGGTAATTTGTTGATATGTATCAGAATCTGGATCATAATCAATAACTGCTCTCGCAGAAGCACCATATCCACTACCACATTCATCAACGATTTCAACGAATGGTGGAAATGTATATCCACCACCACCATTTACAAGATCAACACCAATAACACTACCAGTTACACCTCTACCACCTTCAGCGATTTGGAGAATTGCATTAGCAACTCCACCAACACCTTTAACTCCTCCACCAAATATTTTAATTTTAGTTCCACCACATCCACCAAGTTGTGGTGGACCAGCAAAGCAATTTCCAAGAGCACTCTCAAATCCAGGAGTAGATACACTTGGATTTGCAAAATCAAATACGCCAAGAGAATTTGCTGCTCCAGCAACATCTTGAACTGCTCCAACTACATCTGATACAGCATTTTCTGCGAGTACTCGTGCTGCATTTGCAGTTTCTAAAATTTCATTTACTGGTACGCCAACTTTATCACTACTTCCTTTACCAATTACCCACTCATTGGATGCAAGATCAAATTCTGGTGCAATTTCTTCGCAACCAAGTCTATCTGCCAAACCTAAAATTGCATCAGCAGAACTTCTGAGAAAATTGAGTGGAGTAAAACCATTAAGAATTTTATCGACACCACCCAAAAGTGGTTGAATGAAATTAGATACAGCACCAATGATGTGATTCATTAACGCACCAACTACCTGATCACCAATACATGAAACGAAGTTGGTAACATTATCTGCAACACTCTGGAATACAGATTTAATTGTATCTGAAATTCCATTGATAATTTTATTTGTTATACAAGGTATCGCATCTGATATTTTTTTAACTGGTCCAATAAACAGTGCTTGAGCGATAGTTCCAGCTTTATCTGCTGCTACGGTACTTCCTGTTGCTGCAAGTACGATTGCATAAGTTACATCATATACTTTCTGCAATCCCGCATTCATTACAGGTATCATTGCATTTGACAAGTTTGTGGTCATATCCTGCACCATTCTTGTCGCACTACCTTGTATTGATGCTGTTATTCCATCAATCTCTTCAAATATAGTCTGTTTTGCACCATTTACAGCGTCATTTACACCATCTACAGCATCGTTTACACCACTAATAGCACCTTGAACACCATCTGTGATGTTTGTAATTCTACTAACAAAGTTTTCTGTTTCATTCTTAATTTTCTGAACAGCACTATCTTTGTCAGTTGATGCTACTGTAACTTTTTGACCAATAACATTAGAAGATGGATTGACTTTAAGTCTAGGATCGTTATCTGGATTGGTTTCTTTGTTAAGTTTATTCGCAGTCTTTTTATCTACAGCAACTGGTGATGTTTGACTAGTTGCATTCTGCTCATTTGATTCACTTGCTGCAACTTTTGATCCATCATTCTTAATTCTTGAAGTTTTCCCAGTAAATGGTGTGAATGGATTTGCAAAATCATTAGATGGTACTTGACTTGTTCTACCAAAAACACCTACAATGACAGGTACTTGTGCATTATCACCATCAAGGAAGAAACCAAATACAGTATCTCCAGGTGCTACTTTTACGGATGTTGCTTTATTTGCTGCACCAGACCCAGCAGTTGTACTTAATAAACACTGAGCCCATGGTAGGTCTTTATTTGGTAATTCTAATTCACTATATGGATGATATCCAAGAATACGAACTTTTACACGATTTCCCCATCCACCACCGTTAGACTGTTCTTCCGTGTAATCTCCATTAGGAGCTACCTGACCGACCCACCATCTAAATCCGTCTCTTCCTAAGTAATTAGTTTTAAATAGAGATTCTTCTAACATTATTTCTTATTGTTTACTCCGTATTTTCCGAAGGTGTCTCTGACCAATTTCACAGAAGTATAAGATCCTTCTTTGTCATAATGATGACAAAGTTCCGCTATCATATATAGACCACTTTGTTGGACATCATCATATTGCTTTTTGCTGCTTGTTGTCGTTGATGGGAAGTTACATTCAATAACATCACCTGCTTTTAATCGTGTATTAAGTGGTAATGTCGCAGATACAGATTGCATGAACAAAAGATTATATCTCATCAATGACTGTGATTGATATAATAAAGGATTTGCATTTTCTTCAGTGGAAACACCTTCTTCTAAGGTTCCAAGATCAACAATACCAGTCATCATTCTTGATGGAATATCACCAAGAGTTTTATCGCTATTTGCTAATGCAGGGAGACTAAGTTTTTGTCCAAGATTGTTAGAATTGCTGACATAATCTTTTAGTCCAAATGCACCTTTTTGAGGATCTGTAAAGGTAAAATCGAGTGGATTAAAATATGCACGTTGAGATGCAAAAGTTCCTAATCGAAGTTTGTTCAGAATATTATTATTTTGTGATACATTATAAGATATAATTTTTCTATTTTCATCATTTAACTTACTAACAACACCAGTGCTAAAGTATGTTTCTACTGGACTTTGGGCAATCAACTTATCAACGGATTTGAAATGATATCCTTCTTTAGTTTGATAGAAAAAATATCCTGCAGTGCCATCACCTGTCATTTCTGGTACACCTTTTGATGCTAACCACGTCAAGATAGTAAAAGGTTTTCTCATATTACCAATAAAACCATACTTGTTCATGGTTTTATCAACATCAATTGGTTTAGAATGTGCCAAATATTCTTTAATAATCTTTTCTACAGATGCTGAAATTGGTGATGATGTTGGAAACTTTACAGGAACTCTAGATGTTTCATTAGATATTGCTTCTCTTGAACACAGATTGAGAACAAATGTTTCAGAACTTTCGGTGGTAATTACATTTGTAATGCTTGAGACATATAATTGATCACCTTCTTTAGAAAAGTCTAAAGGAATATTTTTTTCATAGTTTGGTGCAATCCTGATTGATACTCTCTCACCACCTCTTAATGGCAATCCTTGATTAACTGTTGTGCCATTGACAGTATTACCAGTATTTGTTACTAAAATTTTTGCAGTAATACTTGGAGAAAATACATTCTCATAATAATCAAGTGATTGAACACCTATTCTTAAATCTACAGTACTATCATTAACTGTAGATTCGATGATTATCTCTTCATAAACTGATCTATCTGACGCTGTTGGGACTGACATTTATACTTGTGCGAGTTCGTGAAGAAGAATATCTGATATATTTAACCCACCACCAGAAGTAGGAATAGATATGGGTGCATTAGATGCAGAAGCAACTTGAACTGGTGTAGGTGCTGATGGTCCCCCACCAGTATTTGGTTGCTGTATAATAGTTGGTCTTTTCTTAGGTTTATTCAAATTTTGTGCGACGTTTCTTGCTGGTGAAGTAAATAAATTTGGATTAGATTGTTTTTGGGGTGTAAAGTTTGCTGCTGTTTTTTGACCTTCAACCTTTGCAGTTGTAAGTTTGATTAAAGAAATATATGGTGCAGGATTTGTATTACCACCATATCTCATCTGACCTCTAACAGTATCTGCTTCAAAGTGTATATGTGGTCCAGTGCTTCTACCAGTATTACCAGTAGTAGCAAAAGAAGTTCCTGCAGGTAGTTTTTTACCTGCGGTAGCATGAACAAAACTATTACAATGTGCAAATCTTAATTGAATTCCCATAGATGGAACCCAAATATCAATGACCTTACCATAATTACCACCATCAGCGACACCAACAACTTCAGCGTCAACTGTTAATGCAATGAATAAGTTTGGATCAACTCCAATATCAATACCACCATGACTACCATGTGGTCTAGGTGAACCAGGAAGATCAGTGATTGTTGCTGGAGCACCAATGAATGAAACATCATCTCCTTTACGATATCTTGTTGAAGGATTAATTGCTGCCCTTTTTGATAATTGTTGTGGAGGAGGTGATTTTTTCTTGTATTCAATTTGAATTGGTGTTGTACCTTTTACCTTTTCAAATGATGCTTGTGCTGCAGGTAGATAATCCTTATATGAATTATTAGTATATGCACCCCAAGCACCAAGACCTTGAGAATTTAAAATTGCAAGTGCTGCTTTAGCATTTACGACAGGATCATAAAGTTCTTCATTTGAAGAAATACCAAATTGTTTTCTTCTTTCTTCACCCATGCGACCAAGCATGTTAATTTGCCACAATCCTAATGAAAATTCATTTTTCTTATCAGGATCCGATCCAGATTTTACAGTATCAATTGTAGGATCTCCACCAGATTCTGCTAATGCTATAGCGACCATAGTTGAAACCTTTTCTTCAGGTATTCCAACACTTCTCGCTAAGTTAGTTAATTTTTCTGCATCATACGATTGTGATACTGGATATGTTACTTGTTGTGATGAAATCTGATTAGAATTTGTAGTTAGTTCATTTTCTTCAGTTTCAAAACCTAAAAGTTTCTTAATTTCTTTTACAATGTCAAAATTTCTAAATTGTTCTGCCATACGATTATAATCACTGGTCAATTCACTAGTTCCCTTATCAACTTTTTTAGTTGCTTCATCCATTTGTTTTTGCTCAGGAGAAGCATCAAACAAAGATGCACCAGTTATAGACTTCCCTATTGAACTCAATTCTTCAGTAAATGTACTAAAAAATTCTGTGGTATCATCATACCATCTTGTAAGAAGTCCATATGCTCTTTGAATTCTACCAATCAGTTGTCCTACAGACTTGATGATAGCTGGTAAATTTGTGAGAACCCAACCGAGAACAATTGTTCCCACAAAATCCATTACCCTACCAAGAAAACCTTTTGTACTTCCAGAGATAGTTCTAGATGCTGTTGAAACAAGACTTCCAAGTTGACCTGCTTCAACAACAGATTCTCTTTCTTTTCTCTCTACCGCCGATCTTCTAGTATCAAATAATTCTCTTCTCTTTAATATTGCCTGCTCTTTTTTTCTATTGCCAATATCTAACGATAATGCAATATTACTGGAGGTTTTTGTTGCATTAGTTAATCCTTTCCCAAAAGATTCAAAAGATTTTGATATCTTCCCTAAACTTATGCTATTCTGAAGCAGTGTATTTTGTAATGCCATCAGTTAGTTACCACATTAAGAAGTGAAAGAGTTGTCAAAATATACATGTCACTAGAATTTTTACTAGAGAATGAAGGTACACCACCAACACCACCTGATGCTACAGCAACTTCTTGAGGTGCAGGAGCAGATGATTCATTAGAAGACTGCATAACAATTATTGGTGCTGATTGCTCAGTAGATTGTGATATTACATCAGAAACTGTATTGTCTTTAGAAATTGGAGTTATTTTAATCTGTTGTGGTGAAGATGGTTGTGTTGTTTCAATTCTTGCTGCAGGACTAACTTCAGGTGCCTGTTGTGCTTCTTTATTTAATGCTATGTCTATTAACATATTCTCTCTTGCGAGAGTTGCATCTAAAGAACGATCAACATCAGTGTTTTTTCTGTCATTTACATAGTCTGGATCTGCTTTACTCATCGCATTAATGGTATCTGCACCATTATTCATCGCTTGAACGGCAGCTTCACCCACTTTGTTCATCTGTTCAGTACTATCCAAACTCATTGTTTGAATTGCACTCATAAAATCTATTCCATAAGTTTTAACTGCCTCAACTGGCATTACAAACTCACCAGCAGTTAATTTTGCAGGTACGTTATCAATTCCTGGAGGACCTTCTACTTCACCACCTTTGTTTAATTCTTGAGGTTCTGTTCCTGGAATTGGTTCTGGTGGAGGTACTAATGGAGATTGGGAAGGAGATGGTGTTGGAGTAGGAGTAGGGGTTGGTGTAGGGGTTGGTGTAGGGGTTGGGGTAGGAGGTGGAGTGCCTGGTGGTGGTTCAGCAGGTGGTGTTGTTCCATTTGGATTTTGATTACCATTCCCTCCACCAAATGCATTATCCCACCATTCTTTAATACCTTCCAATGCATTTGTACCTGCACCAATTAAAAAGTTTAATAACTCTTGTCCTGGAGTTGTAAAAAGACCTGCAATAGCCAATCCAGTAAGACCAATACCGACTAATCCAAATGCACCGACTAACTTGGCAATAGCAATTTTTGATGCTATAAAAATTCCAGTAATAACACCGAGACCTGTTAAGGTTTTATTTTTAATACTTTCTAATTCTTCTTTATTACCAGATGATAAAGCATTAATTGTATCAATTCCTTTATCAATTAACCATCCACCAATCAATGTGAGGAAGAAGTTCTGCAATCTTCCTAAAGTGAATTGTGCTTGTCCTGCTAATTTCTGTGCGGGAGCAACAGCAGACGCTTCAATCTTTTTCTCAATTAAAGATTCTTTTCCTTCCCTGAGTTGTTGTTGTGCTAATTTATTTTCTAATGCCTGTTCTTGTGCTTCTTTTTGTCTTTCTAAAGATTGTGTTGTTGCTAAACCTCTACTAATCGATTGAAGAGATCCAGACAATACAGTCATTTGATTACTCAAGACTGTAACCGATCTAGAAAGATTTGATAGTTGAAGAGAATTTCTATTTAACAGAGAAGTAGTTACTTCATCTGGGGCTGCAGTGGTCTGTCCTCCTGTTACAGGAGATCCTGTTGTTACTGGTGACCTTTCTTCAGCCATTCTGTTGTGCCTTTAGATTTTCTTCTTCAATGTATTGCTTGAGGAATGAAAGGTAAATTTCTTTCTCCCAAGGTATCATATTTTCTAACTCTGTTAAGCTATATTTATGATGCTGCATCAAAGCAAAATTAATTCTGAAGTATGACTCAAGATCTGTATGAGCCATACTCACCCGAAAAAACTTGCCAGTCCCTCAAGAACGACTTCACTATCAACATTAGTGTTAGGATTGGTAATTGTAATAGTATGCGATAACTTGGGCATTGTTGCAAAAAAGTTCTCAACATCTTTAAATTGCTTTGAACTCAAACCCTCAACAAAATCACGAAGTTCTTTCTTTGTACAATCCTTAGTAGTCCAAGATTCTTCTTCATTATAAATCTGCTCAATAGATGACATAATAACATTAAAGGTTTCGTCAAGATTAACATCTGTCATACTAAAGTTATTCTTCACAAATTCCTCCATAGATGGATACTTCATACGCATTGTAAGAGTATCATCAAGTCTGATGTCTCTAGAATGATTTTCATCAAACTGAACTTGAATCTCATCAAGTCCAATCACAACAGGAACTTTAGTTTTTCCATCATCAGGACAAGTAACAAGAACTTCAACTTCTTCACCAACAGACTTACCACGAATGTTGAGGAACAAATATTCAATATCAAATGTAGAAAGTTCTTCTACCTTTACACCTCTTGAAATAATACAAGATTTGATAACATCTTTAACTGCTTCGGCAATTTGTGATGGATCTTCACTTTCCATCGCAATAATTAAAACTTTTTCCTCCTTAACCAAAAATGGTCTATACTTAATTTTTTTCTTAGTAGAAGGAATTACCAACTCATACGTTGGTGTAGAGATCTTAGGTAAAGGCATTACGATTCATGCACGTCAGTAAAATTATTTAGAGAGGTTATCAGATTTCTCTTTGACCTATAGCAGAATTGGTGATCTGTCCATCAGAAAGAACTGAACCACCAGTCATCCAATCAATATTAGTTATTTTACTTTTAAGTTGAATTCCAAGGTCATTATTTAAATAATTTGATGAACCTAAAGAGAAATTTCCATACACAGACGCTTGTTGTTGATCATCTTTTGTGTTGGTATTATTTTGTCCAGTTCCAGTTGGTGGTTGATCTCTATTACCATCAGTTCCTTGACTAATATTGAAAGAACGTGACTGTCCAGAAATATATCTATCAAAATGAAATGATGCTGTTGCCTTCAATAAATTTGTACCTTCATATGATACTGTAGTAGAATCTAATGATATTGGAAATAAACCCCAAAATCTATACTCAATATATCTCTTATAATCTCTCTCAAACTTTATAATTCTGGTTTCATCAGATTTATATTCCTCAGGATATCTCATCCTAAAGTAATAGTTTTCATTGGTTGGGGAAATTTGATCTCTACCAGTTGTTGAACCACTGGCAATGAATTCCATCCAGTGTTCTAGGAACTTCAAACTTCTATATCCAGTGTCCACATAGAACTCCATTGTCATTCTAGTGAACAATCTGCTATGTGCCATCTTTTCTGACACACCCTGATAGTTTCCTACAATATCTGCGGTTGCTAAACCACTACCAGGAAGTTGTGCTCTACTACAGAGAAGACCAATAGATTCAGTAATATATCTGGAATCGAGACCTCTATCCTTTAAGTATGATCTCAATTCATATTGATGCAATCCAAACTCTACAGAATAGTGATTGGTTAGAGCAACATTAGTTAAAGTTGGTTTTATCTGAGATATCTTTTTCGGAAATGGTCTAGGCACTCTAAATACTCTTAGGTGATTGTTTAGTTATTT